TCTGAAAATAAAATACCTAACTACGAGGATGCAGCTCACTTTATGAGAGTAAACGAAATGATGGGTAATATGCTCAGGCCGCCATCAGCGGCAAACCCAAAATATATAGCAAGTCGATTTGATCGTTTAGGTGTTCACGTAGGATCTCCACCTCAGGCAGCCGATAGATTTAAATTTGCAGTTGGAATGAGCACAGATGTTAATAACGCTGGTTTAAGAGGTCAGACATTTCCTTTAAAAATTAGAACAGATAAACCATTTGAAATTAAAGATTTTGAAGAGTTTGGAATTAAACCAGATTTAAGGTTTGATATGACAGAGGTTATAGATGGTAAAACGGTTTTGACTGAGGATGGCGTAAGAGAAGCTATGAATGCATATGCTGATGCAAAAAATGTAAGTTTAGAAGATGGCGTAGATTTATTTAGAAAAGAATTAACTGACAAAGGTTATACCAATATTCCCTATGTTAATCTTATAGAGGGTATGGATAGGAGCGCTGGAGGCGTCATGGAAACTTATAGAGCTGGCCTTGATGATATTTTTACAAAAGAAAACATAAGCAACATTATGTTAGTTGACAGAACTGCTAACGATCCGGCGGTAATAAAAAGTCGGTTTGCAAAATTAAAAGACGTATATGACCCAAATATAATGGCTGGCATTGCCGGCATGGGTTTGTTATCCCAGTTGGAAGGTGAGTAGCATGGAAAACGAAATAAACGAATTAGCGCAAAGCCTCGAAGCTGAATTAAATCCTGAGGTAATGGACGACGACGAGCTTCAAGGTATTCTTGGTAAAGAAATCGACGACGCAATCGATTACTCAGATAACTGGGTATCTCCAATTAGAGCGTCGGCCACTGAGTATTATCAGGGTAAACCTTTTGGTAACGAGGAAGACGGGCGCAGCCAAGTTGTAAGTATGGATGTGAGGGATACCGTTCAGGGTATACTCCCATCTCTGATGCGTATTTTTAATTCTACTGAGAGGACAGTGGAGTACGCCCCTCAGGGCCCAGAAGACGTGGAGGCCGCAAAGCAGGCGACAGAGTACGCAAATTTTATTATTAACAGAGACAATAATGGCTTTGTGGAGCTCCACGCAGCTTTCAAAGATGCGTTAATACGTAAAGTCGGTGTTCTAAAATGCTATTGGGACGACAGGACAAAATACGAGACACATGATTTAAGTGGCTTAGATGATAACGCGCTAAACGCTCTTATGTCTGACCCAGCCGCTGATGTAGAAATAGTTGCATCTGAGCCTATGGGCGATCCTATAATGGATCAGAATACAGGAGAAATATTACCATCTCCAATGATGCACGCTGTTAGAGTTACTTACACGCACCCAGACGGACGTGTAAAATTAGAAGCTGTGCCATGTGAAGAGTTTCTCATTTCTCGTGAGGCAAAGTCTATTGAGCAAAGTGACTATGTGGCACACCGGCGTATCGTCACAGTTTCTGAGCTTGTGTCTATGGGTTATGACTTCGACGAGGTTTCATCATTAGCGTCAGCTCACGACGACATGAATACAAACGTCGAGAGAACCACACGTAACCCAGCCTTAGCTAATGAAATGAATGAGCGTGACGACGACGCAATGAAAAAAGTTCTATATGTCGAAAATTACATAAAAGTCGATTACGACATGGACGGCATTGCAGAGCTTAGAAAGATATGCACAGCCGGCGACGGCAATAAAATTTTAGCTAACGAACCTTGCGGCATGGCCCCGTTTGCGTCGTTTTGCCCAGATCCAGAAGCCCACGACTTTTACGGTATGTCAATTGCCGACGCCGTAGCCGACGTCCAGCGCATTAAATCTAACATCATGCGTAACACGTTAGATAGCTTAGCTATGTCTATTCATCCACGGGTTGCCGTGACTGAAGGCATGGTAAATTTAGATGACGTCTTATCAACTGAGGTGGGCGCCATAATCAGGCAGAGAAGCGCCGGTCAGGTTCAGCCACTTTCTATGCCGTTTGTCGGCCAGCAAGCATTTCCAGTTTTACAATATATGGATGAAGTCAAAGAAGCTCGTACAGGCATATCTAAGGCATCTGCCGGATTAGATGCGTCAGCTCTACAGTCTTCTACGGCGGCAGCGGTAAATGCTACCGTTACGGCGGCGCAGCAACACATAGAAATGATTGCTAGAATTTTTGCTGAGACAGGCATGAAGCGCCTGTACGAAATTGTTTTATACTTAATAACCACGCACCAAGACGCTCCTAGGATGGTTCGCCTTACAAATGAATTTGTGCCAATCGATCCTCGCGTATGGAACTCTAAAATGGACGTATCTATAAACGTGGCGCTTGGGCGTGGTTCAGATAGTGAGCGCATGATGATGTTGCGTCAAATTGGAGAAATGCAGAAAGAGGCAATGCAAACTATGGGCGCCGTCAACCCACTAACTGACATTAATAAACTAGCTAATACATTGAAGTCTATGACTGAGTTAGCTGGTTTTAAAGATACGTCACAGTTCTGGAGTGACCCAGCCCAGTTTCAGCCACCGCCACAAGAGGATAAGCCAGATATTAATGAGCAACTTATCGCGGTACAGATACAGCAAATACAGGCCGACATACAAAAGAAAGTTGCTGAGCTACAATTAGAACGCGAAAAAATGATAATGGATGATGATCGTAAGCGTGACGAGCTGGACGCAGAGTTGTTTGTAAAAGCTGAAGAAATGCAAGCTAAATACGGCACACAACTTAACGTCGAAAAAATTAGATCTGATTTAGCTATTAACAGAGAAGTTATGAAAGCTCAGGCCGACATAGTTAAAGGTTCTATAGATGACGAAGAGTAAGCAGCAAATTATTGACGATGGCCGGTATGCTGAGCGTTTAATGGGTGACGTCGATTTTAATAGAATGCTAGACGAAATAAAAGGGGATTGCCACTTACAGTTTGAGTTAACTGACATTGGCGATAAGGATGGCCGCGAGGCTATTTATATGAAATTGCGTGGTGTTGAAGCCGTCAGGCAGGCACTGCGTGCAATGATTGATAACGCGAGTATTGAAATAAAATCAAAATAGTCGCATAATAGGAGATAATTTGATGTCAGAAGTCAACAACCCACAAGGGAATGATCTGCAATCAGCACAAAATGCAATTAGGCAACTACTTACGCCCGAAGAGGATAACGTAACGGAGCCGAACGCGCTTGAGGCCGAAGAGACACAAGAAGAAGTTGTCGAAGAAGCCGAAATGCCTGAAGAGGAAGTTTCTCTAGAAGAAGCTGAACCGGAGGGCGAACTTGAAGTCGAAGAGGAAGCTGAAGAACTCGAAGACCAATCTTTTGACATACTTGCACATACTGTGGAGGTAGACGGTGAAGAGATTACAGTTGAAGAGCTCCGACGTGGAAACCTGAGACAGAAAGATTACACACGTAAGACGCAAGAGTTAGCTGACGCAAAACGTAGTATGCAAGCTCAATTCGAAGAAGTTGAACGTGAACGTGCTCAGTATGCTCAACTACTTCCAGCTTTGGAAGAGCGGTTGAACTTACCAGCGGAACAGGAGCCGGATTGGGATAAACTGTACGACACAGACCCCGTGATGGCAGCGAAAGCAGAGCGTCAATGGAATAAGCAGAAGGAAGAACGTAAAAATCAACTGGATGCTGTACGCCAAGAGCAAGAAAGAATGGGTAAAATTAACGAAGAGAGGAACGCGCAAATGCACGCTCGATACGTTGATGAACAAAGACAGATCTTGCCGGACCTCATACCTGAATGGCGCGATACTAAAGTCGCCAAGAAGGAAGCTACAGAGTTACGTGATTTTCTCATAAACGAAGGTTTTACTGAGGAAGACGTAAGTGGACTAGCAAATGCTTCGCTCGTGAAGTTAGCTCGAAAAGCCATGTTATATGATCGAGGACAAACTCGTGCAACTAAGGCAAAGACTAAGCCTAAGCCGAAGTCCAAGACACTAAAAACTGGATCTCGAAACTCACAGCCAAAACCGAAAGCGGCACACACACAAGCGCTTCAGCGCGTAAAACAGACTGGCCGTGTGCAAGACGCAGCGGCTGCAATTAACACGTTACTAAGTAATAGGAGGCCATAATGGCTATTGTAGCAAACACATTTACGGGCTATTCGGCTGTAGGTATTCGTGAAGAATTATCTAATATAATTCAGAATATTTCGCCAGAAACTACGCCCTTCATTTCTAACGTTGGTTCAGAAAATGTGACCAACACTTACTTTGAGTGGCAGGAAGACTCGCTTGCCGCTGTTTCGACTACGGCGCAGTCTGACGGTGATGATGTAGCATCATTTGCCGCTACAGCCGCGACTACTAGAAAAGGTAACTATACCCAAATTCTACGTAGAACCACAATCATTGCAGACAACCTTGCAGACCAAGACACAGCAGGTCGCACCAACGAATTAAGTTACCAATTGGCCAAGCGAGGCAAGGAAATTCGTAGGGATTTAGAGGCAACAATGCTTCTAAATAATGCCGCAGTTGCAGGGAACGCAAGTACGGCGAGAGAAACTGGTGGCTTAGGTGCTTGGATTGCAACTAACGAGAATGTCGGTACAGGCGGCGGTTTAACAACCGGTGACGGTACAACAGCTCGTACAGATGCAAGTGCCGGTAATATGCGTGCATTCACAGAAACCATTTTGAAGGATTCAATGCAGCAAGCATTCGTATCCGGTGGTGAGCCTTCAATGCTAATGGTTGGGCCGGTTAATAAGCAAAAAGTATCAGCTTTTGCCGGTGTTGCAGCGCAACGTTACCAAT